TGATCTGTGTAGTGGGATTAGTTTGTTGCCATATAGTGACCATGTATATCAACAAGCTCCTTATGAGGACATTGACGCTGAGAAGTACGATGAGATGGTAGCGTCTATGCCGCAGGGGGTGGATTGGAATGACCTAGAGAAGTACGAGGAAGAGGATAACACGACAGGAAGTCAAGAGTTAGCGTGTGTAGGTGGTGCGTGTGAGATAGTGTAGACTCTGTAGGTACTAAAAAGCCCTGTGTAGATGACTGCACAGGGCTTTTTTGTTACTGCTGTTGTTGTTCTGTTTCTCTAAAGCCTGTCTTTTCTTCAACAGCATCTGACACACTAACAACCCTGCTTAGGTAATTATTAAGCAACATAAGAGTAGCCTCTGGTGTTCTTCCTTTTAGCTTAGAAATATCATACTTCCATTCTGGACTTGTTATAAGGTTTATAACGCCTTTATCATTAGCAAAGTAACCCTTGATTCTAGAAAACGCAGTTGACGATATTGTGCTATTTGGGTCGACATCTCTTATCTTTTTAGCTAAGTTAGCATCGCTTAGTATGTGAGAAAGAACAGTAGCCAAATCATTTACTTTTTTCTGCGCTCCTTTGTCTGTCGATAACTGACCAAGAAACTTCACACGAGCTTTTTTATCTTTTAGTAAAGTATCATAAAATTTTTGGATGTTTGCTCCTTGAGGAGATGAAGAATCTAAAGCGTCTCGTAAAGTCTTAACGGCTAATGCTCTTTGCTCCCTAGCCTTAAAATCAGCATATCCTGGTACTTTTTCTTTTAAAAGTTGAGAAAGTGCCTTTCGCTGTTTAGCTATTAAGCGTTCGTCAGCTTTCGCAGCCCCTGTTTTACCAACACCGCTAGAAAGCAACTTATCAAACCTTTTCAGCATCAAGTCCATAAAACCAACATTTTCTATAGGGAAGCCTGCTGGTAATTTTAGTTCTTTTTTTAAATCATTTATAGCTTCTAAGGCAACAGCTTGATCAGCAGTCCTGTTATCTGGTTTAGCCTTTAAAGCTGCTTTATAATCATTAATTATTTTACGCAAACTAGGATTAACCGCTATTAAATTGTTAAAATCCTTAGTATCTAGAGTTTGATTAAACACTTTCTTTCGTGTTTGTTTAAATGCTTCTTCGTCTGCGTTTAAAACAAAAGGCGGTTTAGTGCTTCCAGCGACAGCAGGAGTAAAAGTAACTCCATCAAGATTACCGCCTATCCCTATATCCCGATCTGCTATTCTTTGTAAAGACAAAATACCTTCCGTTAAATCGTCATTACGCTGCATAATAAAAGCAGCAATTTCTTCTCTAGTTGCTTGATTTAGACTTAACTGCTCTTGTCCGTGAATTAGCAGGAAATCTCCAGTAGCTTCGGCAGGTGTAACTACAATACCTAGTTCTTCAGCAGCTTCTATAACATTAGAAACTTCTTTTTTACTTAATCTTTCTTTAAGGTTTATTTTATCTGTTTGAATTAAATCGCCTAGCTTAGCCTCCCAAAGTCTGCTTCCTGCTCTAACAAAAGGGGTAGCAATTTTAAAAAACCCATCCATTACTGCTGAGATAGTCGAAGCAAATAACGTGTTCGTTGCTCTTTCTTTATCCCCTCCTTCTGTAAACTCTAACGCTCCTGATACTCCTCCTGCAACAGCACTTTGTAACAAACTTGAAAAAACGCCAGCGCCTGCTTGTGGCCCAAGCATCAAAGTAGGCAGGGCTTCTCCAGCTATTATAGCAAGTGGATTAGGAGAATCTCCAGTCATATCTTGGCGTACTTTTGAGTAAACCTGTTGTTTAACTACTTGTGGTTTTGTGATCATCTGCTCTCTTATCTGAGCTGCTTCTTCTGCATCATACTCTTCCCCTATGAACCAGTTTAAAATCTCAGATGATTTGTCAACAGCAGATGCTAGTCCTTGCTGTATACCAGCCCTTCCCTTGGACACCCCCATTGCAATATCAGCAGTTAAAGCTATGGGCGGGTTAGAAGCTAAATACCCACCAATACCTTCCACAGCTTGTTGTGCTGGAGAACGAGGATCAGCCGTGGCCTGTGCTTCTTGCTCTAGCTCATCTACGATTTCTGCTGGTCTAGTCCTCTCAGCTTCTAGAGAATCTTGTCTTTTCTGTAAAAGCGATATGTCTTCCGAAGTAAACTTCATTTAGAAACCCTCCAACCGCCTACGTCTAATTTACTAATAATAGCAAATCCTATGTTTTTACGTACAAACCTATCTGCGTCTTCTTCCATAATTTTAGTAGGTTTTGATACACTAGAAGCTGACATTAATTCCTCTAATTTTTGCTGACGAAGACTATCTTTAACTTGTTTTAACGAGACTGTTTTTTCTCCATCAGTAAATACAGGAGAACCACTTGTTTTTTTGCCTAAATACAACCTATCAAACAATCGCATGTTATCATCGACCATTTCAAAGTTATCTACAAGTTTCTTTACAGTCTGTCCGTCAACTGTTACATTGCGTAAAGTAGCTCCAGAAGTTCTTGGGAAATCTTCAGTATATCGTCTCCAAGCACTATTAAAACCAACAGTAGTGTTGTACTTTTCAAACCACTGTTCCTCCGCGCTTACTTTGTTCATTGCCGACTCTAATGTCGCTTTGTCCATATTTATTTTACCCTGACGGACGGCTTTAGGCATGTTTACAGAGACGGTATATTTATTATGCTCAGCGTTTTCTCTATCTGAAATAGCACCTTTAGTCATTTCTGTCATTTTAGCTTTTAGAGCTTTAGCCTGTGCTTCGTATTGAAGTACGCCAGACTTTTCAGCAGGTACTATATAATTAGGGTCTAAAATCTGTAAAGCAGTTGTTAAGTAATTGTTAGCCTCTGCAAAAAACTCTGACCCTGCTCCTCCTTCTCCTACTACGCCAGATTGCTCTAATTCCTCTAACTTTTGATAAATAGGCATAAACTTGCCGTAAGATTCTTTAGTTATTTTACCCCTAGCTATTAAATCCGCTGACATATCTTTAAAGTTAGCTAATGTCATTTCGCTTTTTAACTCTGCTTTTATAGCTTCCGGACTAGGAGAAGTAGATACAAGAGAAGAAGGAGGCTTAACAAAGGTGTCAGATAGTATAAGTCCTTTACCAAAAGAATCTTTTCCTAACTCTATGACATTCATCTTAGAGTCGTACAGCTTAGCACCTTTTTGATACACATTTGCTACAGTTGTCTGCGTAACAGGGTTAACTAAATATTTAACTTTCATGTCTGAAGTTTCTAAACTACCTAAAATATCTATAGCCTTCTCCATAGCTCCTGGGACTTGTGCTTTTACGGCGGCTCCTAATTTATTAAATTCTGGAGGTAGTTGGTCGGATACTTTCTTAGCTTGTTCGGTTGCTAGAACTTGTCCTTTCAACTGCTGAACCTTCGCCGCAGTCTGTACAGCCGCTGCTGGGTTACCTTGCATCTGCTGTACTTGAGCCAGCTTAGTTAAATCAAGTATCTGCTGCTGAGTTGTTTTAGCTACGCCTTCTTTATCTGTAGGGCTGTTTAGCTCAAACATAGCACCCTGTATCTTTTCCTGCGGAGAAGGCTCACCACCACGCAGCAGACCACCTAGACCTCGCTGTAGACCTCTGCCTCTAGCTGCCATAAACTCGCCATAGAAGTTAGGAGAACCAGGAACAGCTTGCTGTACAGGCTGCTGTGTGCTGCTAATGCCTGTTAGTAATCCTGCAATATCTTGTCTAGCCATTTCCTTAACCTCCAAACTTATCAAACAGCGAACCAAACAATCCTGCTGCTTCACCTAAATCAATTTGTAACTTACCAGCCTGTAGCTGTTCAGCGTATGTAGGCTGCTGACCCAGTAGACCACCCAGTAGCTGCTGCTGTTGAGCAAGACGTAGCTGGTTAGCTAGGTTCTCGTAGTTCAAACCAGTCTCTAAACCAACTCTTCCTACTTGTGACTGTAGCTCAGTACCAGTCCTACGACCAATGTCAGCAAAGCCAGCAGGTACTGCACTGGTTTGTAGAAGATTAAGAGCTTCTCTCTGAGGCTGATAACCAGCTTCTAGTAGTCCTGTAGCGCCTGCTAGAGCTTGTTGCTGCTCTGTTAGTGCCTGAGTTCTAGCACCTAAACTAGCTCGTGCCATAGCTTCCTGACGAGCAGTCTCTTGTGCCAGTAGCTCAGGAGATGCACCGCCATAAGCAGCAGAGGATAGACCTAGACGGCCTTGTGACAGCATACGCTCTTCTAGTGCTAGACGCTGACGCTCCTCTTCAGGACGCTGTGTAGCCCTTATTTGCTCAAAGATAGCCGCTTGCTGCGCTGCTGGGTCTTGACCTACCTGTCCAAATAAACCCGCTGCTTGGCCCTGTAGCTGCGCCTGTAGAGCTTGCTGCTCTGGTGACAGGTTTATACCAAAACCACCTTCAGGAGTAGTAGCAATGTTAGCTAGGCCACTTGTAACAGTGTAAGGCTTAAACTCTGCACCTGCTCGGCCTTGCTCTGCTAAAGCTGTTGATCTTTCTTGAGCTTCACGGCCTAGTGCTTGTACATCTCCTATGGCTTCTCTGCCTAAGAAATACTCACCACCTGTGCGTAGTGCCTGGTTAACAGTAGAATTATTTAGAAAACCTAGTATGTCTTCAAAAAAACCTGCTGGTTGCACAGCGCCTGCGCCACCTGTGCCTGTGTATGTAGGGCTGCCTGGATCACCAGCTCCTGGGTTTGCCGTATAACTTAATACGTCACTCATTAGTAAGAACCTCCAGTAATTGTACCAGCCGTTAACGTACCTGATACATCTAAGGTTACAGCGGTAGTTGTTCCAGTTAGCGCAGCATTAGCTGAGTCAGCCTTTGTAGCACTCGCTATCTGTATGTTGTTAAACTCAGTGTCGATCTCTGTACCTCTCACAATCTTCGCAGCATTGCCTGAAGGGAGAGAATCCTTTGTAGCAAAGTTAGTTGTCTTAGTGTAATTAGACATTTAGATAAGTCTCCCTAGTAGAGCGTGTATGTCGATTTTTTGAATTGAGAAAGCAGCACCATTGACTTCTGCTTCTATGCCAATGGTTACTACCTCACCACTGCCGCTGGTGTTAACCTTTGGAGTGTTGATGAGGATAGAAGAGGTGTACTCGCTTGTGGTGTTGTACTCTGCTATACCATACTCAGCAATGTTAGACTCACCGAATGTAAAGGCTTGCTTAGTGTAGTTAGCTGTGTAGTCATAGCCCCAGTTAAGTGTAGTAGGCGTGTTCTGACCACCAATAATAGTCAAGTTAAACTTCTTCAGGAACTTCAGGTTAGATGTGTTACCAAAGTCCATAGGGTTACTGAAGTAGCGCATCTCGTACTTGTTAGCACCGTCCATGTAGCCTGTGTACTTAACAATGCCTGAAGAGATGCCTATGTATATCTCACCACCCTCTAGCACAGCAAAGGACAGAGGATACATACCTGACCACGTAGTAGCTCTGTGTGAACCATCCTCTAAAGACCTACGCATGTCAAAGCAGTACACAGTGTTGCTGTCAGGTAGTGTTAACAGGTAGAAGGCTTCCTCAGAGCTGTACAGTGACTTGATAGGATTAGTCTGTAAAGGAATCAAAGACACCAAATCAGTGCGTACATTCTTGCTGATGTCACGCATAGGCATGGACTTCTCTTGTATAGTCCTGCCAAAGCTACGTACACCTGTCTCAGACAAGAAGATGATGTCAGTGCCTGTGTGCTGTACTGAGTCACGAGCTATGCAACCAACGCCTTCTATGGTGTCTGTAAGCGTCATATTAGC